ACCGCTTGTTCTGCTCAATGGAGCGCTTCGACTTGAGCGGACGGATAACCAGTTCGTAGCCGGTGCCGTCCTTCTGCATGAGCTGCTTGCAGAGTTCGAGGCGTTGCGGAAGGCCAGCTTCAGGCCGACAGCGCCTTGAATGCGGAAGGTGCGGTCAGCCATGGCTCACCTCCTGCTCTATTGCGTAGGCGCTGAAGTTCTCGTCGCCGGTCTCGTGATGAGCCAGATTTCCCCGGCAGTTGGTGACGAACATGCCGAGCGGCAGGAAGACGCGTTCGAACTGGTCGTGCCATTTGCCAAATTTGGTAGGCTTGCCATCGCTGTATTTCACTGGACCGCAGGCGCTGCACATGCGCTTGCCTTCTCGCTCAGGCGCATAGCTCCAATCGAACAGGTCAGGCCAGTGGTCGAATCCTTGCGCAGAGAGCGCAGTGTTCTCGCAGCAGCCGCAGATGTCGCATTGGAATAGGCTCATTTCCGCACCTCACTGATCTCTTGGCAGTCCACGCAACGAACGCATCCAAGCACTGCGATACGGCGCGCCTCCGGAATCTCTCCGTCGCAGTCCTCGCAGTGAGTAGCGCTCTGCCCTACGTACTGCACTCGGCCAAAGAGACGGTCTGCTAGCTCCTGCTCGGCGTAGTCGTTTGCAAGATCTACGATGTCCATTCAGGCAACTCCTATGACTGCAGCCAGAGCGATGCAGATGCATGCGCCTATGAGATCCCCACGCTCAAGCGAGAGGAAGCCGAAGAAGGCGGGGATGGCGATTAGGGATAGGTCAGCCATTGGAAACCTCCCCGGCCTTGCGCCCGTAGTAGCGGACAAGGCGCAGGGCCTGGCCACGCTGTTGGCGAAGTTTCTTGCGGCGGATGCAGAGCTTGTATGCCAGACGGCAGTGCTCGCACTCGTTGATGTTGCTGCCGAGCTCCTCATCCTCCGCGACATCCTCGCCGCGGAAGAAATCGATTGGCAGGCGACCACCGTTTTGGAAATAGCGACTGAGGTGCGTCTGCTCTCCATAGATCGGCTCTGACCCATATGAGCCCAGAAGCATGTCGAACGGCTTATCGCACTTCTCGAGCGCTTCCTGAATTTGCGCTTTGAATGCGTGGATCTCGTCCAGGACTGCTGCGTAACGGATGCAGGCCTCAGCCGCCTTTTCCTTGTAGTTCGTCTTCGCGACCATTACGCAACCTCCGCTTCTGGCCAGATGCTCTTCACGACCTGCAGCGGGTCGCAGTCTTCCATCAGGATCATCACGAAGGGCGCGCGGCCCGGGATTAGGACGTTCCAGGAGCGCTTCATCACTGGACACCTCGCGGCTGATAGTTGGCCATCATCGACTTGGCCGAGGGCCGTTGCGGCTTGGCCTGCTGCTGTTGCTGTTCCTCACGCTGCTGGGCGCAGCTCACAAAGCGGGCGAACTCGCCTTGGAACTGCAGGAGGCAGAAGCCCGGCTTGGCGTGGCGGCACTTCACAACGTCCAGTTCGGTGATCCCGTTCTGGCCCTGCGGGGAGTTCATGTCGCGGTGCGCCATGATTATCACGTCGGCGTCCTGCTCGATCTCGCCGGAGTCGCGCAGGTCGGACATCTTCGGCTTGGCGTCGGCACGGGTTTCGATGCTGCGGTTGAGCTGAGCCAGGGCGACTACCGGAACGCCGAGTTCCTTGGCCAAAGCCTTCAGCCCGCGGCTGATCGCGCCCAGTTCTTGGTTGCGGTTCTGGTGTCGGCTGTTCGGCTCTGGCGCGATCAGGCCCAGGTAATCGATGACGATCAGGCTCAGCGGCTTCGCGCGGTTCTCGAAGCGAGCAATGGCGCAGATGCGGCTGAAGGTCAGCGCGCCCTTGTCGCAGATGCGCACATCCCCATTGGCTACGTGATTCACAGCCGCGGTCATGCGAGTGATGGAGTCATCACAGAGAAGCGCCTGCCCAGAATCGATCATCCCTTGCGAAACGCCGGACAGTGCTGCCAGGGAACGCTTCGCCAGTTCCGCTTGTGACATCTCCAGGGAGAAGACCAGCGCCGAGCCCTTGTTACGAACGGCGATCTCGTCGGCAAGGCCTACGCCGAGCACAGTCTTACCGGTGCCAGGGCGGCCAGCGATGATCACCAGATTCCCAGGCCGAAGGCCTTGCACCACTTCGTCCAGGTCCGGCAGGTTGAACTTCAAGCCGATTGGCTTGGTGCCGTTCAGGCGGATCTCCATGTCGTCGAAGACAGGGATCATCGCTTCGCGCAGCGACACCACGTCCGGGCGATCATCCTGGGCGTTCAAGTCAAGGACAATGCCCTGGGCCTCGGCGATCTGTTCAGGGATCTTGCCGCGCTGTTGGGCCAACTCCATCAGGCGCTCGCCAGCGGCGTACAGGCTGCGAGCCTTGGAGCGTTCAACCACGATCCGACCGTAGGTCTCTGCGTTTGCCGAACTGGCCACGTTCTGCCAGAGCTCCGTGGCGTACACCATGGTCAGCTCCCCGCTGGGAAGCTCAACACGTACCTCGGCAAGTGCCAGAGGGTCCGGGACGATCTTCTTCGAGTGGCAGCCGAGGATCATGGTGTACAGCAGGGCGTTATCCGCGTCGCTGAAGTCTGCCGGCGACAAGAAGGCGCCGACGGTCTCACACAGGTCAGGCCGCTTCATCAGGGCGCCGAGAACACCATGCTCGGCTTCCATCGCGATCAGGGGGCGTTCATGCAGCATCGTACTTGCCCTCCATGAAGCGCTGGATCTTGCTGGCGGTAGTCAAGAATTCGAAGTCAGCACGCCAGTTGCGGTTGTTCATGCCGAGCATGAAGGGGCAATCCAGGACGTCGTTGAACAGGCCCTCCCAGAACGCCAAGCCGCCATCACGCACTGGGAAGCCGCCATCGAGCTTCAGGTTGTACGCAGCGCGAATGTGCTTGCGATGTGTCTCGGTGACACCCATGCAGCGCTTGAGCTTTCCACCAAGAATCTGGTTGTACAGCTCGCGGATCTTCTCGTAGGGCGTGCGATCAAGCTGGAACAGCTGGGCTGTTTGCTCTGGCTCCACAGGCTCAGCGGCAGGAAGGGTCGAGGCGTAAGCGTCGACATGCTCTTCCTCTGGATTCAGAGAATCAGGAATCAGAGAATCAGGATTCAGGGCGTTATCGAACTGTGGATTAACGTTATCCAACGTTGCTTCACCGTTAGACTTACGTTTCTTCCCCGTTACACATCCGTTCTTTGAACGTTCGTGCACGGTGAATTCACCATTGCAATCAGGGAGTTCGCTGTCTTTCTCCGTTCCATGTGGGCTCTGGTGCTTGGAGAAGTTGACAACCTCGATTACGGCCATCTCGGCAACGGTGTAGCGCTCAATGAATCCAGACTTGCAGTGCTTGCAGGCCCTGTTCAACCTGGTAGTCGTCACAGGGGAAAAGCTCCATCTTGATGCGCTTCGGTCTGTCCTCGATTCGGCCTTCACGATCTGCAAGGCACCAGAGGCCGATGAAGAGCAGCCGGTCGAAGGCCTCAAGGTCTGCCAACATCTCGTTCTTGAAAAAGCCTGGTTTGATATTTCGCGCTCTGGCCATTAGAAATCCTCCTCAGCGGTGGATGCCTTCTTGATGGCCTGGCGAGCTGCGATGTGAGCGTCGATTAGCTTTTGAAGCTCGAAGTTGCAGTCGCAATCCAGATAGCCGGTTTGGAAATCTGCGTTACGCATCAGCCAGTGGTAGACCTCAGCAGGCGCGCAACTGAAGAACTCACGAGATTCGCTAACTCTGAGCTCCGAGAAGGCTTGATGGATCTTCCGCTCCATCGAAGCAGCTGATTCAACCTCGACATAGAACTGAATGCGGAAATCGACGGGGACAGACGTTGAAGAAGAAAGCTCCTTGCAACGCTGCGAGGGGGCACGATCGGTGAACCCGATTTTGCAGATGCCAGGCATGCACTCGTTCGAAAGGCAGTAGATGAATCCGTAACTCATCGGTTATGCTTCCTGTGTGACGTTATTGAAATCGCTCTCACCGGCTGCCACCGGATGACGAGCAAGCGAAGCCCGCAGATGTGCCAGACACATGCTGCGGGCTTTTGTTTGTGGTCTGCGGAGTAGCTTTCACGCACGGCCCGGGCAAAGAGCATCGCCATCGCTTGATGGAACTCCTTGCTATGCAGATCGGCCGGCGCGGTCATTTCAGGCGATCTCAGCCGAGACTTTCTCTGCCTTCTCAGCCATGGCCACTGCGTGAGCAGCCAGAGCGAGGCAGGACAAGGCAAAGCCAGGAAGGTGCGGTGCGTCGATGTTGTCGATACGACCGTCGGCGAGGATCTGGCCGCCAGCGCCGGCAGCGTCACCGAAGTGGCCTACGAGGCCGCTGAAGGCGGTCATGGCGCAAACACCATCGATACCCACTGCACGTACAGCCAGAAGGCCGTAGCGGCCTGCCAGCTCGATCAGGCAGCGCTCGCGCCATTCAGGCAGCAGAGCTTCAACCCACGGCTCTTCCAGCCAGCTCGGGATTTCCACGGACTCGTTCAGCCAGCGTTGAACACGCTTCAGCCAGGTGTCAGCCGCCTTCAGGTAGGTATCGGCGTCTTCCAGGTTCATGGCTTCGAAGTTCGGTACCGAATGATTCGGCTCGATGTTCGGGATGCGGCTGTGAATCGCCTTGCTCAGCGAGGTGGCGAAATCGCGCGCGCTCAGATTGGTGCGGGCGATCATGTCGCTGGCATGAGCGATCAGCACTGCGTCGCGGGTCTGTGTGTGGTTCTGTCTTTGGCTGGACATTTTGTCGAAGGCCTCCTGGCCCTAACCTGTCATCACTCGATCAACCGACAGGGAAATCACCCCATGCCGCTCGACCTCCAAATCCGTGCCGGTCTGCCCCGGCTTCCTCACCACTGCGCAGGTGACGCGCTTACAGCTAGGCTGAAAGCGCCAACCATCAACCGAGCAGAGGTGAATCCCGATGGCACAACTGACCTTCAAGTGCTCCAACTGCGGCGGCGAACAGTTCGAGCAGCCCACCAACCCGCAGGACGATTCGGTCATTACATGCGCCGGATGCGGAGCCAAGGGTGTCTACGGAGAGATTCGCGATCAGGCCATGAAGCAGGCCAAGGAACTCATCCAGGGGAAACTGGGGAACCTGTTCAAGGGCAAGTAGCGAGGACTCGATCCGTCCGCACGCCTCCTCCAGGGGTTTCAGGTCTACAGAAATCTGAAGTTCCATCGTCTGTCTCCCTCATGGAGGAGGTCCCCCATGTCTGCTGATCTCTCCGAATTACGTGGCGAAGTACTCGCCCTTACCTGTGCCCTTGCTGCTCTGCTGAACGT